TCACGACCGACAATGACAGTTGTTGCGACACCTTTCTGCGGTGCCAAAGTAGATTTGACTTCCATACCTGTCTTAACGACAGTACGTTCATCATCTGTTGACATCGTTAGCGTGATAGTAACCTTACGAGTTGCCTTAGCTTCCGTATTTGGATCCAGGATGTTATCAAGGACTTTTTCTAACTCTTTATCAACCTTCTCTTGTAAGGCTGTATTCGCAATTTTCGATAAGTCGATTTTAATTGTTTTATCTTTCATAGATACCTCTTGTTATATCTTGCTATAATTTCTAATTCCCAAAATCTACACCGTGAAGGGCAATTCTGGTTCTTTTCTAACTTGATTTTCAATAACTTCCACAGTTGCTTGCCAATGAGCGACAATCATATCCCAGTAGTCAGTTGGGAAGCTTTCAATAGGAGTCCCTAGCGGAAAATGCCCGCGAATGTAAGCGACTTTTTGGAGTTCTTCTTCTGTCACGTTCCCTTGCGCCATGAGGTCTGTTAAACTCTTTGGCAAGTTCGTGTGATATTGCTCAGGTGGTGTCTGTGGCGTGCTAGGAGCTTCATTTTGAGGCTTTTCAGCTACCTGCGACATATCGAGAGGCAATTCTTCTTGAACTTGGTCAGGGGTTTGCTGTACGGTCTGCTGAGGTGCTGGGGCTAATGGAGGTTGTGGTGGAATAGGTTGCGTTTGTTGACTCGCAAAGATATGGGCGATTCCAGCGTAATGAAATGGCATTTCGTCTGGCAATCCGTGACGATTTTTAGCATCCCAAGCTGGGCGATGGTTGGTATACATCACACGTTCACCGCCTTGAGCCTTCTTCTTGCCGTTATCAGCCGTCATGACCAAGGTCTTGTAATTAGCGAATAAAACCATGTCTGCCCATTCTTTTACGAGTGGCGCTGTCTGAGAACTCGTCTTCTTACCAAGCTTGAGCTCATATCTGTCGTAAGAACCCATCTCGTCAGGTTGTTCAAATTTCTTAATCTGAGCGTGCGCAGTTAATACTACATTGATGCCCATATCAACCAAGTCAGACAGGCTATTTAAGAAACGTCCCATTTCTTCCTGTACAAAGGTGTATCCCTTGCCCCAACCGAAATCTTCAATCCCTTGCTTACCATGTTGCGAACAGATGTAATTAACTGCCATGGATTCCGCCCAGTCAATTGTGTCAATGACAAGCGTTCCACATTCTGTCGGATTTGCCTTGATAAAAGCAATCTCATTGATGAGCATGGTCCAGCTGGTCGGCTTATCTAACCGAGCCACATCCATGTTATCTGTCGAACCTTCCGTATCGATGAAGACAGCATTTGGAAATTCAGCAGCAAACGTGGATTTTCCAATTCCTTCAGGACCGTAAATAACTACCTTTTGAGCTCGCGCCCGTTTTCCTCTTGTGATTTGCATATTTTAAAATCCTCCTTGCCATGTTTTAGGTGTCTGTGCTACCTCCGGCTTCACGCTATACCCGTCTTCAATCAGGATGCTACATTCATCTCCTGTTGATACCCGTGTCGCGATTGCTTGCAAGCCTTCTTGCTCAAGCCATGCACCAAATTCTTGCAAAGTCTGATGATCCATTTGTTCTAGCTTGTCAATTAGCACAAACCCACACTCTGGCTTCAACTTACGCACGATTGCAGTCGCAACTTGTAGCTGTTGACTGCCAGACATATTATCCCAACGCTGGCCAAGATAGAGCAATTCGCCATCATCCACGGATAAGCCCGGCAACGGTAAATCTGCGTTAGTAAGCAGGTCTGTCTTCTGCTTGCGGATGTCAGCAATAACAAGGTCTAATTCACGATATTGCTCGCGATAACCCTTGGCATCTTCTGCTGCTTTATCCTTGTCCAGATTAGCACGTACTTTACGATTGATTTCGTCAATCTCTGCGATGTTCTGTTCGATTTCTTCAGTAGATTCATCGAGAAGATCCATAGCATCGGTATTCGCTATAGCCAAGTCTTGAGCTAACTGACTTTCTTTTTCTTTGGCATCGGCCAGCAATTGCTCCAATCGTTCAACCTCTGCAGTTGCTGAGTCGTGTTGATTCTGGATAGATACCAAATTCTGACGTTTGCGAGCATTCTCGCCGTTCGTAGAAAGGATAGCCTGTTGTTGTTGGATAAGCTCAGAGATAGAGACCAATTCTTTCGGTGCCTCTGGGTAGTAAGGTTGTTCTTTTGCGAACTTCTCCTTTTGGTCAGCAATCACACCGATTGCGTGGCGCTCGTCATACTTGGCCTTTTCCTGCATTTCCAGTTCAACCAATTGCGGACCAACTCCGATAATCTGCAACAGAGTTTTAGCCTTTTCTTTGCTGGTCTGCTCCATGAATTTTGGCAAGTTGATAGCCAGTTCTTCTACAAAGCTATCCAGTAAATTTTGACCAGCTTTGTTGCCACTTGGGTCAATGACCTTGAGAGTGCTGTTCTTACCACTTCGCTCAACAATCAAGCCGTTTGATAGCGTGATTTTAAGACTAGGAGGGATTGTACTACCTTCTCGGTGTGCTTGACTAGGTTTATACTTATTGCCTCCCAGCGCCCAAGCAATCGCGTCCAGTACGCTTGTCTTGCCTTGATTGTTATTTCCGCCCACGATTGTCAAACCAGTCGCTGACGGCTCTAATTTGACCGCTTTAACACGTTTGACGTTTTCGATTTCTAGTTTATTAATCGTTACCATCTTTTTCTCCTCCAACTCTTAAAGATTTGACAGGTATTTGAATCTCTTCAACTTCCGCATATTCAAGAGCAAAATCAAGTAGCTGGTTTAAAACGTCAATTAATTTCATATCGCACTCATCCGCGATGTCTATAATACGCTCATAGTGTTCGCGAGCTACTCTGATACGTGGTGTTGGTTCTTGTGTTCCTTTGGTTTTATATTTTCTGTTCATTATTTTCTCCTTAGTTTTAATTGAAAATTTTCTGCTTCTAATCTTTTTCTTAAAGATTGTTCCTGTTGCAATCGTTTCTTGAGATCATCGATTTCACGTTGCATATGTGCCATCATTTCTAGGTCACGCATTTTCTCTCGACGCTTGCAAGTGGATAAATCCCACGCTTGTCTATCCCATACGATTTGCATATCGTACTCTCCGTGGTTCTGGCAATGCTAGAGGCTCAGGGCGCAATCCTACAGGCGGTTCGTTGTCATAGGTGAAGCCAGGAAATGGACGACGGATATTCTTGCGAATCTCTTGCCATTTGTCCTCTCTACCACGTTCAAAAGCATGGTTATAGCCTTGGATAATCATAGACGCAAATTCTTGCTCTTCTCGTCTTTCTTCTTCCTTGCGTTGTTCCTGCAATTTGATATGACGACAAATTCCCACAAATCCAATCAGCAAACTTCCTGCTCCCATTAATTGATTTAAAATCGGTGGTTCTAACATTTGTTTCTCTCCTCTAACTCTTTAATCTTTTCCTCTTTTTCAATCAACACTTGATGTAAATCTAACGCTACGACTTTCCAGTCAGTATTGAGTTCTTTGGATAACCAGTTTTTGATTGTTGTTAATAGGTTCATTTCTTCCTCACTTCGTTAAATTCATCCAGTTTGCGTTGTACCATTCACGGACTGCATCTCGTGGCCAACGCTTGTCATTTATATTTGGAAATCCTTTCTGGTAGCGAAAACGGTCATCGAACGTATCTACAGAAACCCCAAGCATTTTAGCTACATCTTTTCGCTTGAGTTCCAGAGGGAACGCTTCTTCAATATCTGCTGATTGTAAGACGGTAAACTTGATCTGGCTTGCAATCGCTTGAATAAGGTCTTCCATTTTTACTCCTTTCGTGTTATAATTCAGTTAGTTATTTTTGTTAAGCGCCTGACTTTGTTAGGTGTTTTTTTGTTTAAAAAGTCCTACTTTCCATTGCCCTGAGTTCTATCTCATGGCTGACTTGTTTCAATAGCTTCTCACACGCTATTTTTGCTTCTCTGTACGTTTTAGATTCGCTGATGAAGTAATCAGCAAGTTCGATGATTTTATCTTCCAATTCTAACTACCTTTCAAATGTGGTATAATCAAAATAAAACGATTGGAGAAATCTTATGGAAATATCTACTGTCGAGTATTACTTCGGCGCAATCGCAAAATATTTAACTATCGAAATTCCCAAAACTTGCCCTTTGTGTGGCATTGGAAACAATCCAAGCACCAACGAGGCAGGGAGATTAGAAATTGAAGAAGGTTACATTTTTACTCTGCACCATCGTTGTCCAGCTTGTAAGAAATACCATATGACGAATCAAGAGTATTTAAATCAAGATGATAAAACAACTATGGCCCTTGTTTATCCTAATAAAGTTGTTAGCGATATTGACCGTCTTTTCATTGACCACGCTCCTAGATTTGTAGAATTTTACAGTGAAGCGATTGAAGCTGAAAAAATGGGATTGGAAAACATCGCAGGAACAGGCTACCGCTCTGCTATCGAATGTTTAATAAAAGATTACGCCTTGGCGTTTGAATTAGATACAAAAGAATATTTATCTGATCCAAAATTAACTTTTAACAATGCCATTGATAGGTATGTAAAAAATGATGACCTCTTAAAAGGTGCTCTTCATTTTATCCGAACAGTCGGTAACGGCTATACTCATTGGAACAAGAGTACCAGTATTTCATTGTCTCAACTAAAAAACTATGTAGATATTATCATCCAGATTTTCAAATCTAAATTTATGCTGAAGTTTCTTCCAAATGTTTAATTCCTAAACGCATTTCAATTTCTGAGATGCGTTTTTCTTGTTC